CAGGGATAATGTGATCGATGTATATATATCTGACGAAAGTGAAGATGTAACCGGTGACAGCGTCTGGCAGCAGTATTTCAAAAAAAGACCCGAAGAATTAACTAAAAAGGAAAAAAAGGAATATCTGTCTCTTGTAAAGGATGTTGCCTTAGGCAGCGATGCGTTTTTCCCGTTCAGCGATAATATCGAGAGAGCGGTTAAGAGCGGCGTAAAATACATTGCTCAGCCGGGAGGTTCAGTCAGAGACGATATTGTTGTCGAAGCATGCAATAAATACGGAATTACGATGGTTTTCACAGGTCTGCGCCTGTTCCACCATTAAAAGAAACAGCATATTATTTAAACACATTTGATAAATCTAATGTAATCAGCGCAACAGGATACAAAACCATCGATGGCGAAACAACTTACTATCAAGACCTTGATTATACATTGATGGAAGTAGCCCGAAAGGGATTATCTAAATACAATAGTGTAAACGTAAATCAGAATCGTTATTCCGATTGGCATGATCCGCTTCCATTTATCAGCGTAGGCGGGCAGACTTATTTACTCGTAGCTAAAAACGGGCGAAACGGTGAAGGCGAAGAAACGCACACCCTTGGATTCCTCAATATTGATACGCGTGCGTTTATCTCAACCGGAAGAACAAGTTATGATTCTACGCCCCATATATATGTTGCTCCCGATAACTCTTATGCCTTATTAGAGCCGGATAGTTCAAATCCGATTATGCTGTTTTCAAATGGTGATTTTTCAAACACGAGTTACAATGATTTGATTACAATAGACACGATCGAACGCAAAAAAACGTTGATGTGTACTTATCTTTCAAGCTCATCCATCCCGCCAGCAATCACTGATTATTCTCCGGCTTCCCCTAAAATATACGCAATAGACTGGGAAACCTATGGCAATATGCCAATTTTTGCAAACTACAAAATATACGCGAGCTTATCCGAAGGATACTACATTTACGACGGCAACATCGGAAAGTTGATGCTTACTGATTTCGACGAGGACGACGAACCGGGAGATTTCTATATTCCTTCGTTTGATGGGTACGCCGGAAAGGCGTGGATCAAGTGGTATGCGGTCGACGATATGCTTGGGAGCAGCGAATTATTCGAAGCGCCGCTCATACAATAATTAAGAACAATTATAAGGAGGAAGAACATGGCCTATTTAGAAAGCTCTGCAATCACCCTCTTCACCGCGGAATCGATATCCGCTGGGAGTGTTTTAACATCGGCGGTACAAAACGAAGACAAGGCGATATACGGAATACTGCAAGCGTCCGTGACGTTTGCAACATCCGTGGCATCTGGGACGGTAGTGATTGACGTGTTGACGAGCGCGGATAACGTGAACTTTGACAACAAACCGGAATCCGACTACACCTTCTCAGTGAATCCCTCAGATATGGATGACGCGTTCCTGGTGCGCCGATCGTTTGGTTTCAACCTGCAAGGGATGAAGTACGCGAAAGCGCAGGTAACGAACAACGACTCATCGGCCATCACGTTGACGCTTAAACACGTGAAAGCGACGATCTAAAATGATGGACGCGGCTTTGATTTCGTTGGCCGTTGAGCGAAGCAAAGAGAACACGACACTCACGATCTTGAAAAGCGAACACGAGCGCAAGTGGATACCCGGGCCGGTTACATTCATCGAGAAAGCACGGCCTACACTTCTCGATACCGCATCCGAACTCTACGATCAAGCTTTCATCACCTCCTTCACGTGCGAGCAGAAGAAGCCGGCGGTATGGGATGTGGAACGGAATACCGATTGCGTTTTGAGGAGAGTGATACGAAGTGATTAAGATATTGCAAGGCGACACCGGCACGCTGGAGTTCACGTTCACCTGCAACGACGACTTGACATCGCTCTCGACGGTCGTGTTCAAGCTCTACAACTCCGCGGCTTCAGTACTGTATACCCTCACGCTCGGCGTAGACGCGGAGATAACCGAATCAAGCACTGGCACGTACGAGGTGATACTGGAGACCGTGGACTTGACAAGCGGGTCCTACTTCGCGGAATTATCCGGTTACTACGGTGGATACAAACAACTCAAACGAGAGCCGATGCGGCTCTCCTTCGTATGAGGAGCGGTGATAAGCGATGGCATTGAAATTTTGGAAAGATGAAGCAAAGACAACAGCGATCCGATCGGAACTTGGCAAGATAACCGGTAACGGATCACTGGCGACCGTATCGTGTTCTACGCCCGATCACGTTCGGCGATACAGCACGGCGGAATACTTCGGCAAGCTCTTAACGGAGACAACGCAATACACATTCGCGGATGGCGTGCTGACGATGGTGACGACACCGGTCACGGGCGAAAGCGTTGTTGCTTTCAGTTCCGGCGAGTACCTCTTTGAGAACCTTGATGCAGCGGGTAACGACTCGCTCGAAGCGAACCGGACGCTGGAGCAGATGCTGTATATCGAATCAGCAGACGCTGACGCGATCAATGTGACAATCTCGATAAACGACTACTATACCGGCGGCGGGCTCTCCGTGTCGCATCACTATCTCTCGCTTGATTCTGGCGGCGTTGCTCAAGGATATTTATCAGGCGGCTCGGCGTTATCACTCGGCACGATCTCCTCCGGTTCCGTTATCCCGTTCTGGTGCAAGTCGATCATCCCGAAAGGCACGGCAATGATGAACTATAACGACATCTATATTGCTGGCGACTCGAAGAATTACAGCACCGAACCGTAACCGCTATGATCTACGGGAACCGCATCTATGGACAAGATATCTACGAAAAGGATCGTGGGGAGACGGCAAGCGTGGCGGTTATCTCGAAGGAGCGAATTGCGCGCACGGATGAGGAGATTCTGTCGATCATTCGCGAACCGGTAACAGATACGACACCGGCAGCGGGCGCAATACGCGAACGGGTGAACGAGATGGCGAGCATATCCGGAAATCTTCGGACGATTGCGCTTGAACTCGAAATGCTCAACGCGACAACCCGCCAAAGGGTCACGGCGTTGGATGCGATGAACGCGGTCATACGCTCGGAGATATATGAGATCGGCGCGGCGCGGGAGCTTGCGCGTGAGATTGTTTATTCGGTTCTCACGGCACCGAATCCGATTCGCGAGCGCGTTTATTCCGATGATGAGTTATCTGGCGTTATCCGCGAGATTGCCGAGGATGTTTTGAGCGTGAGAGGCGCGTCTCGAGAGGCGATCTATTCGTTAGACACGATTGACGGAATCTCTCGGGAACGGATCGCCGAACTTGATGATGGCGCAATAGGAACGATTCGCGAGACGGTACTGGTGAGTTTGATCGAAGGGCTCCGCTCTCTCGCTGAACGGATCAATTATTTATACGCTCTGATATCAACCAGCGAAGCCTACTATCGAACAACGAACAGACCTTACACGGAATGAGGTGATTGGAATGCCAAGCAATGATGAAATCAGGCGCGTGGAATGGGGATCGACATGGGGTGAGATTGTTGAAACGCAGATACGCGTCGATGGCGTATACACGAACGTTGACGCGGACAGCTATTCCGCGCAATTGGAAACGTATGACACGGAACCGGAGAAGGTGGCCGATCTCTCATGCACGAAGATCGACACGGGAACTTATGTGATGTGGTTCTTCGCGGATAAAACACTGTATGACCCGCTTGCAAACTACTATCTGGCGTTCACGTGGGAGTACAGCGGTAAGACGCAGGTCAAACGCGTGCCGGTGAGGATCGAGGTTGGCGTGAAATGAGCGTGACCTATCTCAACTACAATGCGAGCGGCACAGAGATAACCGACGAGGCGTTGGTTATCAACACGGCCACCGCTCAAGCACTCGTACACGATCACATTATGTCGATCGAAGTGTGGACCGGCGAGGGCAAGACGGGCTCGCAGTTGTCAGCAAGCACGGACTACACCCTCGGAGATTATGACAGCTTCTACAAGACCTACAACTCGATCACGTTCGTCACACACAACGGCGAGACGGTATATTGCACCTATCTCACGAAGGGAGATAAAAACTCGGCGGATGACGTGAACTCTAAGGCTGACAAGGTGGCCTCGCCGACTGCTGGCAACTTTGCCGCTCTCGATGCGAACGGGAACATTACCGACAGCGGGAGTAAACCCGCAGACTTTAATCTTTACACACACCCTAACCATTCCGGTGATGTAACATCCGTTGGTGACGGTGCAACAACAATCGCCAATGACGCTGTAACCAACGCCAAACTTGCAAACATGGCCGTTAATACAATTAAAGGCAGAATCACAGCTTCTACAGGCGACCCAGAGGATTTAACAGCAACTCAGGTTAGGACAATAATCAATGTAGCAGATGGGGCAGAAGTAAACCAGAACGCTTTCTCTATAGTTGCTGTATCTGGTCAGAGTAATGTTGTGGCTGATTCTAAGACTGACACGCTTACTTTTGTAGCTGGGACAAATATAACAATAACTACCGATGCTGGAGCAGACAGCATTACTATAAATGCCTCCGGCGGTACAGCAAGTTCAGACTTTGGAGCATTGTGAGGTGATAGTGTGGCAACGGATGCAAAACGATTCGCGATAGGTTTTTTACCAGACACATTGGGATATATCGATGCAGACGCAGTGCCTTCTGGCAAGTTGAGGTTCATAAAGGCGGTCACGTTCTGCAACATAGACACAGCAGCTAAAAAAGTATCTCTTGTTATTTACAGTGGGAGTACAGACTATTATCTGGTGAAGGATTATCCGCTACCTGCAGTAGGCGGAGAAAACACTATAACGATTCCGTTTATGGATCAAGTTTTAATTGCCGGAGATAGGATTAAAGGGTATTGCGAGACTGCCAGCAAAGTATATGTGATGATAAGCGGGAAAGAGGTCACTATATAATGTACAAGCTGAATAAATACTCGCTGAATGAAAGGTATGACAATCTCAGCCTATGTGATGCTAAAGCGGTTGACGAAATAGCACACAATATAACATTGTCATCAACTACGAGTGGGTACACACAAGGGGCAGACACCACAACGGCAACATACAAATGGCAAGGAGGAGTACTCACACCATCGGGTAAGGTTGTGATGATACCTTATAACTATCGATACATAGGGATATACGATCCAGTTGCGGACACATACACACAAGGGGCAGACACCTCAACGGTAACAAACAAATGGATTGGAGGAGTACTCACACCATCGGGTAAGGTTGTGATGATACCTTATAGCTATCAATACATAGGCATTTATGATCCTGTTACGAACACATACACACAAGGGGCAGATACTACAACGGCAACATCCAAATGGATTGGAGGAGTACTCACACCATCTGGCAAGGTTGTGATGATACCTTCAAGTTATCAATACATAGGCATTTATGATCCTGTTACGGACACATACACACAAGGGGCAGATACCTCAACCGCAGCATACAAATGGTTTGGAGGAGTGCTTACACCCTCTGGCAAGGTTGTGATGATACCTTATTACTATCAATACATAGGCATATACGACCCTGTTGAGAACACGTACACACAAGGGGCAGACACCACAACGGCAACAGCCAAATGGATTGGGGGAGTACTCACACCATCTGGTAAGGTCGTGATGATACCCAGTGGTTATCAATACATAGGGATATACGATCCAGTTGCGGACACATACACACAAGGGCC